GCTGAAGGTTTTGCAATCGACCAAACAGGAACTCCAAGTAAAGATTCTTACGATTTACTTTATTCTTTGCACGTTGCTAAGACTAAATTTGCAATCAAAATGGGTCCTTCTGCTCCTGCAAGTGGTAACGTAGTTTATGGTGGAACTGCAACTGATTTAGTATTTATTTCAGCTTGGGATTTAACTGCTCCTGATAAAGAAGACGTTAAGTTTACTGCAACTTTTGAAGTAGTAAATCCTCCATTAACACAAACAAAAACTACATAACAACTAACCAACTATGTACGAATTAAAACTGAAAAACAACACAATCCATTTAAAATGGGGTACTTGGGCAATGCGTGAGTTTTGCCAAACCTACAATTTAACCTTAGAAAAGTATTTTGAAGCGTTAGCAGATACCCAAAAAGACATTGATAAGATTGTAAAATTATTTTTTATTGGATATAAGGCAGCTTGTTTAACTAATAAAGAAGAAATAGTTTATAACGAAATCGATGTTTGCGAATGGATTGATGAAATCGGGTCTATTTATGTTAGCGAAGGGCAAGTGGTAGAATATTTTAAATATATTTTATCTACAATTAATGTTGATGTAACTGATGTAAAAGATACCGAGAAAAAAAAAGCCTCAAAACACTAACTTGGGATGACATTTTAGTAAAGGCTGCTGAATGTGGAATTAAGCCAAGTGAATTTTGGGAAATGACTTGGAAAGATTATAGTATTATCGTTTTGGGAACAGAGCGTAAGGAGCTTAATGAATGGGCGAGGACAAGAAACCTCGCCTATATTATTTATTTAAGTAACTCAGGAGATAAGCACCCAAAATCTATGAAATCCTTTTGGCATATACCTCAATTAGATGATATTGATGAACCGGATGAGGTTATGCTATCAAATGAAGAATTATCACGAACTTTGGCACTATACGGAATAAATTAAAATAATTATGGCAGAATTTAATTCATACTTAGGGGTCAAGTTTCAGTTCGATAGCGCAGATGCAAGAGCAGATATTATTAAGCTCTTAAATGATTTAGATTACTTTGAAAAAAAGCTAAAAAATAATTTTGATACTGAATCCATTAAGAGATTTAATGGAGCTATGGATACTGCCAAGCAAGGTTTATACGAATATGGACTACAAGTAGATACAGTTACTCAACAATCTTTTCAAAATTTTAGGGCGGTTGGTCAAATGGATAGAATTACCCGTGAGTTCGCTTCGGGTGGTTTAACACAAGGATTGAATGGATTAACAATGTTCGGCAATAGCCTTACAAGATTAGCCGTTCAAGAAGGTGGGTTTAAAAATGCAGTAATGGGTTTAGCCGGTGCATTTACAGGACCGGCAGGTATTGTATTGGCTATGTCTGCTGCCATTGGTTTATTTGAAGCATACGAAAAGAATGTAAAAAAAGCTACTGATGCTAATGCTGATTTTATAAAGTCTATAAATGACATAAGCAAAAAAGTTTATGAAATTGCCGGTGGTTCTCAAACTAAATTGGCTTCAGGTGGAGCTTTGGCAGGTGTTGTTACTGACCCAACAAAAGATATAAAAGTTCGTGAAGCTGCGTTAAATAGTTTAAAGTCCTTATTTGCTGCAAGTGGAGAATTGGATAAATTAGATATACAATCAAAAGAAGCTAATAATAAGCAACTTTTAATGTATGTTGTAAATAGAGCGGTTGCACAAGATTTTGATATTAACAATCAAAAGAACTACGAAACAAAATTAACTGCTTTATATGCTCGTAGAAAGCAATTAGAAGATGAAAGAGATAAAGAATTAGCAAAGCCTAAAAAAGATATAATAGGTTCTGCCGGTACAGGTGCAGCTCCATCAATAACAACAGTTGCTGAACAAAACGCTTTAATTTTAGCAAAGGCAAGTGACCAAATTAAAAAGATAAACGATTTAATTGCTCCGGCTGAAGCTGCTAATAAAAAATTAGTAGAAGCAGTAACTACATTCTCAACTCCTGATAAAAAAGGTGGCAAAGAAAGAAATTTTGATTTAGCTGATGAGATTGCCAAAATTGAAAGAGAGATTGAATTAACTGCCAAATGGGCAAATGAAGAATATAGACTTTATAAGCAAAGAGAAGAATTTGCTAAAAAGAATTTATCAATACAAAAGGCTGATGTTGGAGTAAACAATTTTAACGATTATTTATTTGAACAACAACAAAAGCAAGAGAAAAAACAAAATACTCCTTTTGAAGATATAGCAACAAATGCTCCTAAAATACCAGCTTGGATGAATGAATTTACTGAATCAGTAAATAAAAACGATGCTGCTATTAAAAAGGAATATCAAGACTATAAAGATTTTTCAAACCTTTTATCTAAAACATTGACTAAAGATATAATGGGTCTTTGGGATGCAATGCAAAAAGGAGAAAATATCGGAGATGCAATCGGTCAAATGTTTAGTAAACTTGCTGAACAAATAGCTGCGGCTGCTTTACAAGCTGCTTTATTTACTACAATTTTAGATTTAGTAAGCGGTGGAACTGCCGGTGGTGGTGCAAGTTTTGGAGATATGTTTAGCCAATTATTAGGCATTCCTAAATTTGCTGAAGGTGGGGTTGTTTCTAAACCTACGCTTGGGGTATTTGGCGAAGCCGGTCCTGAAGCAGTAATGCCTTTATCTAAATTGGGTAATGTAGTTTCTAATTCATTTAGCGCAGGTTCAATGAGTGGTGGAAGCCAAATGGCAGGAGGACAATTTACTTTGCGAGGCAATGATTTAGTTTTAGCTTTGCAAAGAAGTAATTATTCATTAGACTTAAGAAGAGGAGCATAATGTCATACGCAAATAAATATCAATCAACATTCGCAACAAAAAGCGGTAAAACTGCTTATTTATATTTGGCTGAAGATGGTTATACAGGAAGCGTTATTAATTATCAAGGAGTTCATTTAGACTTGAATTATATTCCAACTTCAGATGATCCATTTGAGCCTATTTACGCAAGTCAATTAAACGTAGTAATAGATATTACTGATGATTTGGTAGATATGCCAAATTTGGTCACTTTAAATGATAGGAAATACCACGCAAAACTTTACATTGATACAGATTTAGAGTGGCAAGGTTGGGTTTTGAGTGATAGTGTACAAATTAACTACTCAACCGGCAGAAGGCAATTAAGTTTTAACGCCGTTGATGGGTTAGGTATTTTAAAGGATATTTTACTTCCTATTTCGGCTTCAACAAACATTAACGAATTAAATTCACTTTTATATTATATTAATTTGAGTTTAAACTCAATAGCTTTCCCTACTAATCCAAACTTAAATATAGTTTGTTCTTATTTTAATACAGGAATGGATGATAGAGGAACGCATCCTTATAGCGAACCTTTTTCTCAAACTTATTTAGCTAATAGAACATTTGTTAATAATTATGTTTATTTGGATTGCTTACAAGTTTTGAGCAATATTATTAAGTCTTTTGGTTGTAGGGTATTTCAAGCAGGTGGCAAATGGTGGATTGTAGCGATAAATGAATTTGCAAATACAGGAGCTTATTTTACGCAATATGATTATGCCGGAACAGTTGTATCAAGTGGCACAATAAATACTTTGAGTACAATTCAAGGTTATACCGGTAATACAAGTGGACTATATTTTATAGACAATTCTCAAATGAAAATTTTAAGAAAAGGCTATAATATGTTACAACAAAATATTTCTATTCAAACTGCCGATAATTATGCTCCTAATGGCAATTTTAGACCTTATACGGGTAATATGGTTGCAAATTGGGATGTTGGCGCTACAGGAACAGGAAGTAGCGTTACAATCATTGATAATGCTTCTTATGATTCTGCTCAATATAGACTTATAAAAAGTTCTACCGGAACTGCATTTATTGAAATTGGTATAGCAAGTTCAGGACAACCAGCAAGAGGTCCATACATTAATGGGAACAACGCAATAGATGTTTCTTGGATATTTCAAGGTCAAAGTTTAGGTTCAAGTCCAAGATCATTGGTTTATTTATACATAACAGATGGAACAAGTCAATACAATTGGAATGGTACGGCTTGGATTTTAAATAGTGTTGGTTCTTTTATGACTGTTCCTCCTTATAATGGTTCAAGTGGCAATGATGTAAATACTTATAGTTTTAAAACTGCGCCTACTCCAATTGCCGGACAATTATTTTTTAAACTTTCTTTAGAAGCAGGAACCGGAACATTTATACAAATTAGCAATTTTAAAATATCAATTACTCCATTTGCAAGAGAAGTTAATTATTTTGGTTATTTAGTTAATACTACCTCTTATGTAAAAACAACTGACATTCCTTATGGTTATGCCGTACCTGAAACGGGAACTGCTCCAGAATTAGGGGTATTTTTAAATGCTTCGGGTGCTTATATGGATAGTTGGTACGAATACGGAACTGCAACTTATTATGATTCAATGCTTTCTTTGTTGTATCAAAAATATATGAACATATTTGGTAAAAACATAGTAAATATTGATGCAAGTTTAAGTTCTTGGAATACGGCTAATGGATATTTAAACGCTTCTAAATTATTTAAGGCTGATGATACCGACCCTGCTCAAATAAATGTTAGCGCAAATTCATATATGTTAGGTAATTCTACAATAAGTTATCCTAACGATGAAACTAAGGTTACATTATTGCAAATATCAAATACTCCAATATCTGCGACCTTTGGACATACATTTACTTACAATACCTTTAATTAAGTTAAATTTGCGATATGATTAATAAAGTTTCAGGGAAAAATATAATGTTATACTATCACGACCAAATTTCCGGTAATGATATTCCTTTTGCTTGTTCTACAAATTGCACTTTTAACGTACAAGTAGGACAAAAAGAAGTAACAAGTCAAACATCGGCTTGGTATAAAGAATATAAAATAGATATAGCATCTTGGACCATTAGTTGTGATGGTTTAATTACATTAAGTAATTATGGTTATTTATTCCTTTTGCAACAACAACAAAATAGAACAACGATTCAAGTAAAGTTTGTTATTGATAACGGAGTAGATGGTTTAGTTATTATTTCAGGTAATTGTAATCTTACAAACCTACAAATAAACGGACCTTATAAAGATACTGCAACTTATTCTTGCTCACTACAAGGAACGGGAGCTTATGGTACTTCAGGAACAACAGTTACTCCTTCAGGAACAGTAATTGTAGCCGGTGGAGTTGTTTACGATAAACAATATACTGCGGCGGGTGGCGAAACAACAATTACTTATACGGATATGATAGGCAAAACTTGTCTTTATGTTTCAAGAGGTGGCGTTGATGTGAGAGATATTGTTTCAAGTGGAGCAACAGGAGAGCAAGTAGGATTTAATCAAACTACAGGAGTATTAACATTCCCAAGAGCGTTAGAAAGCGATGAATTTATAAGAGGTTTATTCCAATAAAATATTAAAGATGAGTCAACAAATACAAATAACAGGAGGAGCAAAAGTTAGAAATTTAGATGGAGTAATAACTGGCTCAACGGGTGTTCTTAATAGTTTACCAATTAATGGAGCAAATGGTATTCCTCAATTAGATTCTAACGGAAAAATTTTAGTTTCACAATTACCTAATTCAGTAATGGAATATAAGGGTATGTGGAACGTAGCTACAAATACTCCTTATTTAGTAAATGGAACGGGGAATGCCGGAGATGTTTATTTAGTAACGGGTGCGGCTACCGGTGGAACATCACACGACTTTGGAGCAGGTCCAATAACTTTTTACAATTCGGACCAAGTTATTTATGACGGCACAAATTGGGATAGAGCAAGTGGTTCAAGTGGAACAGTTACTTCAGTAGGTTTAACAATGCCTTCTGCTTTTTCGGTTAGTGGTTCTCCTGTTACCAATTCGGGAACATTAGCAGTTTCAGCTTTAGGAACGACTTCTCAATATATTAACGGAGCCGGTGGGTTGACTACATTCCCAAGTTTAACGGGATATGTGCCTTATTCGGGCGCTACAAACGATGTAGATTTAGGAACACATAAATTAACTTTAACTGATGAGCAATTTAACCCATCTTCAGCACCTTCTTATTCTGAAGGGGAAGTATGGTACGATTCAACTCAAAAGGCTTTAGCATATTACAATGATGTAACAAATAACACTTTGCACATTGGGCAAGAGGTTCAATTAAAAGTTTACAATAACACAGGATCAACAATTGTTAAAGGTGCGCCTGTTTATATTACTTCAACTAATAGCGGGTTTACTTATCCATTAGTGGCTTTGGCAAAAGCAGATACTTTAACAACTGCTAACGTAATTGGGGTAGCAAATCAAGATATTCCAACATCATCGGCGGGTTATATTGTACTTTCAGGATTAGTAAGTAACATAAGCACAGGTTCATACACAGTTGGAACAGTTTTATATTTAAGTCCTTATTCTGCGGGTCAATTAATGAGTACAGTTCCTCCAACGGGATATGCGGTTCGTGTTGGTGTGGTTTCTTATTCAAATAGTCCTAATGGTTCTATTTATATTAATCAATCTAATGCTTATTCAACGGCTGCAAGTATTGTTGGAACGATACAAATTTCTCAGGGTGGAACAGGAGCAACAACTGCGGCAGGTGCATTAACAAATTTAGGCGCAGCAGCTTCAAGTAGATTAATTTCAACTACAACTCCTTTACAGGGTGGGGGAGATTTAACTGCTGATAGAACTTTAAGTATTTTACAAGCCGGTACTTCTCAATCGGGTTATCTTTCTTCGACTGATTGGAATACTTTTAATAATAAGCAAAACGCTTTAGGTTATGTGCCTATAGGGGGAAGTGGTTCTACTAATTATATTTCTAAGTTTACGGGTTCAACTACGATTAGTAATTCGGGTATTTACGAGGGTGTTGCCGGAAAGATTTCAATTAATAATACTAATACTACATACGCTTTAGATGTAACCGGTGTAGCTAATTTTAGCAATTCAGTTTACGCAGCTACCTTTATTACAAATTCTGCGAGTGGCATTTTAATTGGAACTGATGGAAGTGGTAATGGTGGGTCTTTATTGTTTACTCAAAACACTTCAACTTCGGTTGGTGGTCCAGGGCAATCAAGTATCTCAACAAGCAGTACAAACATATTTAGATTTCAAGCAGGAATTTCAAGTGGTGTTTATAAGGCATTCCAATTTGATAATAGTGGGTTAACTAATAATATAACTCGAACTTACACAATGCCTGATGCTTCAGGTACTTTGGCATTAACAAGCCAATTAAGTGGGGTTATTTATGGTTCAGGTGCAACATATCAAGTAGCTTGGTTTAACGCTACAAATTCAATAGGTGGAAGTTCTAATTTATATTTTGATCCAACGACAAATCGTTTAGGTATTAATCAATCTTCTCCTTTATATTCTTTAGATGTAACAGGAACGGCAAGAATTACCGGCAACGCTATTTTTGGAGGAACGTTAGGGAATGGAACATATACTTATACTTTACCAAGTGCAACAGGTACTTTAGCTTTAACTTCTAATTTAAGCTCTTACGTTCCTTATTCGGGTGCTACGGGTTCACTTTATATGGGTTCAAGTTATTTAGTAAGCGCAAAAGCATTTGTAACAAGTGGTTCGGGTGGTGGAGCTTATTTAAAATTATTGAATGCTTTAACGGCTGCAACTCCTGAGTCTGATGGTGTAAAATTATCTTCAGTTGGTTCAGTAGATTTGGTTATTTCAAGCAATACTTATAATTCAACATTAGTAACAAGTGGGAATACTGCTGATAGGACATACACATTCCCTAATGCTTCAGGCACGATAGCTTTAACTTCTAATATTCCAACTTTAAGTGGAACTGCTCCTATTTCTTATAGTGCAGGAGTAATTTCAATTACTCAAGCAACAAATGCGTCTAATGGATATTTAACAAGCACCGATTGGACTACATTTAACAATAAACAAGCAGCTTTAAGTGGAACAGGATTAGTAAAATCTACTGCGGGAAGTATAACTTATATTACTGATAACTCAAGTTCTTGGAATAGTGGTTCAGCTATTGCCAATTCCTTGAATGGCGTTTCTCCTATTAATTTTAATAGTATTACAGGAGCGATTAGTATTTCTCAAGCAAATACATCAACTAATGGATATTTAAGTTATACGGATTGGAATACTTTTAACGGAAAGCAAAACGCTTTAACTAATCCTGTAACCGGAACAGGAACAACAAACTATATCTCTAAATGGACTGCAAGTGGAACAATAGGTAATACTTCAATCTACGAGGGAACAAGTGGATATATCTCAATAGGCAATACTAACTCTACATATAACTTAGATGTTACAGGTACAGGAAGATTTACAGGAGCATTGACATTAGGAACAACTGCTGCACCTTCTTATGGTAGTGGTAGTCTAGGGGTTAATTTAGGAATATTAAATATACAAAACGTAGTAGGTGTTCAAGGTTCTTATG